TAGCGCTCTAAAAGCGCGGCGCACTTTTCCGCTACACTCGCAAGCAACAAGTACGCGCATCGTTATGCCTTTTCCTTTGTGGTATTATCGTATACATGGGATTAGCTCCGTAGGTTAAGTACTGCGGGTATATTAATAATACGATACTCATGGGTATAAGTCAAGGGGGGTTTTTTAGCGGGGAGTAAATAAATTGTGCTATGGGTATATAGCATGCATGCAGACTGTAGGTGTGCGTAATAGTAGCGTGTAAGGCGTAAGGCGCGGTGTACAGCACAGCCCACAGCGCACACGCACAGCACAGCCCACAGCGCGGCGCGGCGCGGCGCGGCGCAAGTGTAGTGATAACAGCATGTTGTGCGCTGTGGCCATGCGGCGCTGGCCCGCTTTAACAGCTTAACAAGGCGAGATGTAGCCCCCCTCCCCTCGCCCCCACGGGCCACGGGGGCTTTCGTCAGAAAGCGTAGAAGTAGGGACCCACTTTCATACGCGGCGACTAATCTGCTACACTCCCTTTCACACACAGCGACTAAGTTACTACACTATCCCCCTCTACGGCGCATATAGCACTTGCACCTTTTACAGATACAGCATATCTTAGCGGTGGGCGCTTTACAGATACAGCAATGGGTGTCTCAAAATACGGGGTTAGTAATTTTAGTGATAGCAATGCGTTTACAGATACAGCAATTGGGGCGATATGGAACCTAAAGATAACAAATTTCATAAGGGAGCATCTGACGGCAGACATTACTGGCTTACGCCCCCAGAGTTAATGCAAGCACTTCAAGATCGTTTTGATTTTGATTTTGATGCCTGTCCTTATCCCAAGCCAAATGATTTCGATGGTTTGACATCTGAGTGGGGCAATAGCACTTATGTCAATCCACCTTTTGGTAGTATAATGCATCAGGGCCGTAAAAAAGGCCCTACGGCATGGGCGCGTAAAGCCATTGAAGAGAGTGGTAGGGGTAAGAGAGTTGTCATGGTTTACCCCATTGATAAATGGGTCTTAATGCTGTTGGCAGCAGGAGCGCAGGTTGAAAACCTTGGTGATGTTAAATGGTGTGCTATTGAAGATGGGAAACAGGGGAAAGGAACAGGTCGCCATATAGCGGCCTTTATACTTTAGATAAATATGAAGTGTCCAACGTGCGGTGGGGATACGCGGGTAAAGAGCAAGCATGGGGATAAGCGCTACCGCCGCTGTGTCTCATGTAATGAGTCTATCGTTACGGTGGAGACTGTCCCTGTGGAGGAGAAAAAGACGGAAGGGTGGTGGGAGTTGAGCGAGGTGCTACAGCGGTTAGTGCGAGAGGAGATAGGGCGTGAGTGAGGAGATTGTCGTGGTGAGTGGGTTAGGGCGCTGTGGCTCTTCGGCTATGATGCAGATGCTGGAAGCAGGCGGTATGCCCTTATATACCCATACTCCTGTCTTCTACGAGAGCAAGAGGGTCTTGGGCCTACCTGAAAAGTCGAGCTTCTTGGAGCAAGCCAAGGGCAAGGCATTGAAGATATTAGACCCACAGATCTATCAACCCTCTCCCAAATACGCGTACCGCTTTATCTGGATGGACAGGAACATACAGCAGCAGGTCAAGTCACAGCGTAAGTTCTTGATACACAGGCTCAAGCGCGATGTGCCTTACCTCAAGGGATGGGAGGGTAGCCTATCTGCCGATAGGACCTACGCCCTCTCCGTGCTATCGTCGTTAGGTCCTGTGCTGATCGTGTCCTTTGAGGCCCTTATTGGTGATCCCTTACGAGTCGCCTACGATGTGGGGCAGTATCTATTAGGTATAGTGGACTTCGATACCCACGCCGCCTCCTCTGTGATACGTGCCAGGGAGTCGGACTGCTTACAGCATATGGAGGAGATCAATGAAGATAAGGGGGGCAAATAAGATGGAACCTGTTGAGGTGAGGTGGATAGGCTATATGGCAAATAATGGCTATAGAGAGCACCACTGTAAAGATGGTCCAATATATTTGTATGGTTGGGGCGCAGAGATTGACCTAGTTGATACTATTATCGCCATCCCTTATCACAACATACTGATCTATGCACGAAGCAAAGAGGATTAGTCTCAAGGAGATGGCGCGCTTGACGGGGCGCTCGGAGTGGTGGGTCAAGGATAAGGTGCTCAAGGGCATCATCACGCCAGAGCGTGACACGCACGCCACACGCGGTGCGCCCTACATCTATACTGAGGTGGACTTAAATCGACTATTAGAGTGGAAGGAGCTACACGGTGCTGAACGGTAGAGCCACGGTGCAGGTGAAGTCTTTTGATGCGATTGAGTTAAATGCTTGGTATGGTGTTAAGGGCCACGAGACATCAGGCGTGCCCCTTCCTGACCAATACATCTTTATAAAGGCGAAGAACCCGCGCAGGACCTTCTTTGAACTCGACTCAGTGCTTTGTCACCACTATATGATTATGTTTGGCCAGTTGTGGTTTCAGGAGAACCACACCATGCAGGTACCTGAGCTTAACGTGGGCAAGGAGCATGGGATACACGATATACACCTTGAGCGCATGGAGTTTGAGCAGGTGGCGCGTGAGCTTGCCCACGCTACGGGTAAGTACAGGGAGATCATGCAGGAGCGTAACGTCAAAGGCATTATAGACCGCACCGATGACCTCATGCGGGAGATCCAGAAGTGACGATCCATTACAGGAAGCCCATAGAGGCTCAAAGCATACAGGTCGGCGCGATAGAGCGCATAGAGCCTTTTGGTGCGTTTAAATACATTGGCGGTGAGCAGTATATAGGGGTTCGTATACTCCTTGGATGGGTCTATGCAGAGCAGCGCAGGATACACCCGCCCTTGCTGGCCATGAAAAACACGTTGCATGACCTGATACATAGGGAGGGCGTGCCGCGCTCCTGCTGGCTCAGGGCCAAGGACCTCTTTATCATACACAGTAAAGTGCAATGAACCGTAACGTAGATCCTATCCTTCATGTGGGCATAGATATCGGTATCAAGCGGGACACCTCAGCTATCGCTGCGGTATACCACGACTATGAGATGGGCATCTTTAAGATGTGGGGGATAAAGATCTTTACGCCCCCTGTAAACATGATCACACAGGTGGAGCCATGTATCATCAAGCTGCTCAAGACACAGCGCATCGCCGCCATCTACTACGACCCCTCGCAGTTTCTAACCACCCGTCAGCGCCTGATTGAGGAGGGCTATGGGGCGCTGTTGGAGGAGGTGAATCAGTTAACGATGATGACTACGGCCTGTGCCACCCTCAAGTCGCACTGTGATGAGCGCACGTTCCTGCTCTGCAAGGACGCGGATCTGCGCTCACACTTCGTGCAGACGGCCATCAAAGAGACGGAGCGAGGACCGCGCCTGATTAAGTCTCAGCAGTCAAGACCCGTAGATGCTACCGTGGCAACGGCCATGGCGCTGATGGGCGCGACAGGCTCGGACTCTCATGTCTATCACCCATCTTTCTCACCCACCCTACACGCAAGGAGTGCAGCGATACTGCCATGAGTGAATCGACCAATACCCTAGATGCAGATGAACACGCCTATCGACGAGGAGCTCATCATGCATGATGAAAAAGTAATGGTGCGGATACCCACCCACGGACCGATTGACAGAGGATTGGCTTCCTGGTTGCATTGGGCAGGCAAGGCCCACCCCGAATGGGATGTCTCCTATTATTACCAAACCGCAGGCGTATGCGAGACACGCAACGAGATGGTCGCGCTCTTCTTAGAGTCGGATGCAGATGTCCTGTGGATGATTGACTCAGACGTAACGCCCCCAGAGTCGGATGAGATACTGAAGGTGGAGGGAGAGGTCGTAGCGGGATTATATGGCCATTATCACCCACAGATAGGCGCAAACTATCAGGTATACCGCCAAGAGGCGGCAGAGGGCGAACAGCCTTTGAGGAAAGGAGCCTATCGGTTCTTTAAGCCTGAAGAATGGAGGCCCGAAAAGAAGGGCGCAGATGAGATGGAGACATTTCGCGCAGATGCGGCAGGCACAGGGTGCATGGTCGTCCGAAGGCCCGTCTTAGAGCGCATACGGGATGAAAAAAAGCTATGGTTTGTCTTTGATTACGTGGAGGGAAGGCGCGTGGGAGAAGATTTCACCTTCTGCGCTAAGGCAGGGGGCGTCACGGTGCTGCCTACCTACGTGTGTGCCCATGCACGCGAGGTGAACATCACGGAGTTAGTGCCCATGACACAGCTTGCCGCCCTTGGCGCACAGTACTTGCAATCGCAATCGCGTCAAGCACCTGTTGAGGAAAATCGGATGGCGGTTGCATCAGAGGTGTCTACTATAATAGAAGGGGTGCCGCCTGCGCCGCCTCCGCTGGATTTAAACGGCCCTATCATTGGCAATTTTGGTAAAAACCAAGGAAATAGACCCAATAGAAGCCAAAACACGCGGCGAAGGAGACAAAAGGGGGCTAAAAAAAGATAAATCATGCGTTTCTTAGTAGCCTCACCTCTGCCCAATGGATGGGTTAAACTCATATATCAGCATCAGGTAGGACGCAACGCCAACGAGCCGTTGGAGATGAAGTTTAGGCGTGTGGCGATTGGTGTCTGTCTGGACACCCCATCGTTTGCTGTGGCCGTAGGAGAGCGCGTATATGAGCATAATGGTCGCAGTGAGCGTATCTATGTTGTTTTGGACGAGTTTGAGCAATCCGTGCCTGCGCGTATGTTTCCCAAGCTAATTGAATGGAAAGACCAGTATTTAGCGCAATACATGTACAGCGCGTCAAGCCCTGCCGATCAAGTAGAGGCGTTGCGGCGAACAGATGGTTTGGTTCACTATAATGGCTTAACGCCTGGCGTAGCGCAAAGCCGTTGGCCCACGTTTGTGCACATTATGCACACTGCATACCCGCGCACCCTGAACATACCTGACGAGAATGAGATGCACCGTGACTTGGAGTTAGTGCTGAGTGCGGAGGCAACAGACCCTCATTCGGGCATGACGCTTTATGGCGTAGATGCCGAGCCAATATACAGGCTTATGTTTCCTTACGATATACCGACCTTACAAACCCAAGCAGGCGTGCGTGGTGCACGGGTAACAGTATGCAAGGCGCTATGGTTAGCTGTTATGGGGTTAGAGCGATCATCGGGGGCATCAAGTTTAAATATGCACAGCGAGGACACGCATACACATCAGCCATCCAGCATAACGGGGTATTAACGATGAAAAGTTGGGATAAATGACGTTTGGTGACTTATGGAAGTCTATTGATTGGTCGGTGGCCGAGATGGAGGAGGAAGGGTGGCTGAATAAGCACAAGGGCGATCCTACAGACCAAGAATTCAAGACCAAGTTTAGAATGACGTTAGTTGAGCAGGCCCTCTTTGGCTCGGCAGAGCAAAAGGAAGAAGCCAAATATCTTTTGCATATGGCAGGCGTATGGCCGCAGATCGTAGCTTTCTTGCGCCTTAACAACTTAATTGAGGAGAAGCCCGATGGACCTGATAGAGCAGATAGGCATGGAGGTGAAGCCGTTACGCAAGAGGGTGTTGTTACAGCGGGATGGCGAGTGGGAGGAGGAGACGCAGGGCGGGATAATGATTCCCGACAGCGCAGTGAGGCCTCCACAGACAGCGAGGATATTACAGAAGGGGCGTGACGTTAGTCAAGACATAGAGATAGATCGGCTGGCTATTGTGCCTCAGTGGGCAGGAACGGAGGTAAAGATCAATGATGCATGGTATCTACTGTTAGCCGAAGAGGAGATCATGGCATATGTCGATTAAATCAACTGTAGTTAAAGATGCTGTCTCTAAGAAACAAATGGAGCGCGTATGTAGGATGTACTATACGGATGCCGACGCTTTTAAAGCGTTAGGCATAGCGCCCAGTACGTTTAGGAGGCTCTGCAAGCAATACGGCCTATTGACGCCCTCTGCAAGAAAAAAAATTGCTAAATAAAAAATATGTTGACAAAGAATTTTGATAAGTATATTGTCCACCTAAAGGACTCTTTTGCCTAAAAAGGATTTGTGTGGCTAATCCAGACTTTCCAGCGCCAGAACTATTAGATTTAGATGATGAGGAAAAAGAAGAGATCCTTACTTCTATTGCCCATCTATACAGAGATCGAATAGAAGAGCGCACTAAGTTAAATGAGCAGCACATTGCCTATGACAATATGTTCAGGGGCAAGTTGGATGATGGACGCACTGGCCCATGGCCCAATAGCTCTAATCTCCATGTGCAGATGCCCTATTGGTTAGTTGACTCTATTAACACACGCTTAGTCTCTTCTGTGTGGGGTCAGACGCCTTTGGTATCTGGTAAAGCGGAAGAGGATGACGATCAAGCCATCTTTGATGATGCCTGTAAGCTAGTCGATTGGCACTTACAGCCTGCACGCATGAATGCTCGCCAGATGTGGTCTTTGATCTCTAAAAACCGATGCATACACGGCGTGGGAGTGGGTATCTTCTCCTACGTCACCGATGAATACACCTACCGCGCAAAACAGCCCACCTCCGCACCAGCTATCCTCTTTAATCCTGACGGCACGCCACAGATTGATGTCGATGGCGAGTTGGTAGTACGGCGCGAGGAAGAGACTATTCTCCAGCGTGAGATTAAGTATGATGGCCCTGTGCTGCACCCTGTGGAGTGGGATGATCTCATTAAGAGTCAAGAGGGATTAAACCTACAGCCACTCACGCCATCAAACCCTGGTGGCTCAGATTACGTGGGCATTCGCCAATGGCAGACGCTCTCTTACATCTGGCAGCGCAGGAATGAAGCGTATGGCTATATCTTGGACGATACAGAGACGAGCGACAAAGAGTGGTGGATAAAGAAGGCTCCTGCTCAAGATCGTTCAGGCGATTCCATCACCTCAGATAACCAGCGCAGGGTCAAAGCACAAGACAGGCATGAGGGCACGCAGCGTGCGCTCTCTACCCGTAAGACACCCAACGCAAGGCCCAACCCTGAGTTTGAGACGGTGATGTGGTTTATGCCGTGGGAGTTGGAGAATGAGGAGGGCGAGAAGGAGTGGACAGAATGCGTTTTCTTTGCCTGCCTACAGCCTCAGTTCCTCCTTGGCGCATACCGCCTCAGTGACATTGCATGGCGCAATCAGCGTCCTCTCTTGGAGTTGCACTACCAGCGCGTAGGTACGCGGTGGTGGTCGATGGGCGTCATGGAGGTCGCCAAGCCCCTGAGTGCTGAGTTAGATACGATACACAACCTACGCATGGACATTGGCTTTGCCACTAACATGCCCTTCTTCTTTTATCGTGCTACGTCCACCTTAAATCCTGAGAAGATACAATTGCGTCCTCTCAAGGGTGTTCCTGTAGATGACGTTAATGATGTGCGCTTCCCGCAGTTGCAGAATGTCACGGGATTCTATGCACAAGAAGAGCAGCTACTCTACACGCTGGTAGAGCGCGTGATGGGCGTCACGGATTTGTTTCTGGGCATGTCTCCTACGCGGGGCGCAGCAGCGCGACACGCTACAGGCTTTGTCGGCACGCAGCAAGAGTCTATGGCGCGCACCTCGGAGATGCTGAATCAGGACTCGGAGGCGTTTGGCTTCATGTGTAAGATGGCGTATAACATGGAGTTACAGTATGGCCCTGAGTATAGGATGATACGTCTGGAAGGCAATGAGGGGCCTTTGACGCAGAAGCTATCGCGTAAAGACTTATGGATGCGCGGTGAATATGACTTTAGGCTTGGTGCTAATGCAGGGTTATATGGTTCGATGCTACGGCAGGAGCAGGGCAATGCGCTTTTACAACTTGCTGCCAACTCGCCCATCATTATGAACGATCCTGCCAAGCGATGGGAAGTAGAAAACTTTTACCTACAAGCCATAAACATACCCACACCGCAACAGTTTATTGGTCCAAGAGAAGCGTTGTCTAAAGGGGTGTCAAAAGATTGGGAAGAGGAAAACGGCGAGATGGATCAGATGGTCTATGGCCGTGACGCTCCTGCACCAGTGCATCCTAATGACAATGACGATGAGCACTTACAGGGCCACATGGCGCACATACAGTCAGAGTCGTATCAGGCTATGGGCAGTCCTAACCTACAAGGATACATGCTTCACCTACAACAGCATGTGCAGTCCAAGCAGCAAAAGATGATGATGCAACAGCAACAAGCTATGGCGGCAATGCAACAACAAGGTCAAGGTCAAGCACCTGGACAAGCACAACAGCAGCCTACCGCCAATAACGTAGCACAGCTACAAGGCGTGGGTCAGATGGGTGCGATGGGTGACATTAATCAGTCCCCCGCCGCTAGCAACGGTCAAGGTCCACCTAACCTACAATCATTAGGGGCGTAACGATGCCAAATTATGATAATCAAATGAGAATGGGTATGTCACCAATTGAAAGGATGAGTTTTCCTTCAAGGCCAAATGATGCATCTGGCCCAAATAACAGTGCAAGAATGCAGGACCAAGGTATGCAACTCCCCAACTATGATATGGGCTCAAAAGGATTTGCACCTCAAGCATTGCCAGCGTCAATCGGCCCGATGCAAGGCTATGCTAATAACATGGATCCTGAGATGCTACAGCAGATCATTGCAATGATGATGGCAACGCAAGGCAGGATTGGACAATCGCGTCCGAACAATTATATGGGTTTAAACAATCTTGGGGATTCGGGTGGCCAAAACTCTACCTATGATTATTACAAATAACATCAGGGGTTGTGGATGAGTGAGCAGGACAGGCTAAGTAGAGCCAAGAGAGACTTCTTTACCAACCCATACTTTAACGTCTTCGTTAATGTTATGCGCGAGGTAGCAGTTAAAGAGGTCGAGGGATTACGCGCAGCGGCTCGTGCAGGAGACTTGGGTAAGATACAGTATCACACGGGCCTCACCGATGGCATTGATCGTGTCATTACACGATTGCAAAACGAGCAAGAGGATGCGCTAAGTGGCTGACCTTCCAAGAGAAGTAAAAGATCAGGTAGTGCGAAATATGGTGAGTCAAGGGCCATTCGCCTTTGTCTCGTTAAAGAATGGGGAACCTTCAATCGTATGGCACGATTTGAAACCCATGCAGTGGTTAACGGTATTCACTGCTTTAGCAGATGCGGCAGGATTATCGTTGCCAACATCCGTGACGGTGCGCTTGCGTGAGCAAGCCGCTGTTTTACACAATAACCAAGTAGCAGAGGAGATCAGATAATGGACTGGTCGGGAAATAAGAGCTATAGCAATGCAAAGCCGCGCAAGGCGTCTGACAAAGGCAAGACGGGCGGCAAGTCAGCTAAAGCCAAAAAGAGCGGTTCGTGCGGTCATAAAGACCCCGCCAAGCAGTACTAATCAACCTGGAGCTAAGGAATGTCAGAAGCTGTTAGGGACGTAAATTATAATGGAGATTCGTCCACTCCAAACGGCTCTGAAAGTTCGGGAGGCGACCCGTCATCATCGTCAGAGGGCCAAGATAATCGCGTGCCATATGACCGCTTTAAAGAGGTCAATGACAAGGCACGCACGTATGAACAGCAACTAGCTCAGTTTCAACAACGGGATGCTCAGTGGGCGGCGCGTGACGCAGCCCTACAGCAGCAGATGCAGCAAATGCTAAAAGCACAAGCTGATAGACAAAGGCCCGTTGACCAGAGTCAGCAGTCGAAACCTGACCCTACTGAGCAACTGATACGCCAACAGCTAGGCAATGATGAAGCAGGTAAACAGGCGTACGAGACATTGCAAAGGCACTTTGAGCATCAGTATGCTCAGAGGGCTGGCAACCTTGTTACAAAAGAGGAATTGGCGCGGCGTGATCAAGCGGTGCACAAGCGGGTCATGGACGAGCTTGCTTCTACTTTTGGTACGTCTAATAGGTTTACCGAGTGGGAAAAGAAGGGCATGATTACTCCTGCACAGTCTGCTGAGTTACAAGTCAGACTGAATCAGGCCCTAAAGCAATACCCAGACTTGGCCTCGCGTCCTCGTGACTTAAAGGCTTATGTCTCGGAATTGTTGGTTGAGGAGATGGAGCAAGGTAAGATTAAACCTTTCTCCGAGCGCCCCAAGAATCCCATATCCGCAGGAGCTAGCGGTGCACCACTAAATGAACCTCCCCCGTTGGAGCCTGGGAAAAGTAACTTTGGTCGGTTGCGTAACATGAAACCTGAGACGGCTAAACGTCTTATGGATATCAGCTTGAATCGTCACAGTGGAGCGAATGGCTAATGAGCGAGAACAAAGATCCCAAAGAGATGCAGATTATCAATGCGGGTGTAGATTATGTCTTTGAGCGTTCGGATGGCCAAGAGTGTCCATTTTGTGGCGCACGCATGGGTGTAGGGGAAGAAGCAAACCCCAAAGCCTTAAAGAATCACTTGCGATCCAAGCATCCGCAGCAATGTTCGATGTCTATGGCGCAAGATTCGCTCAATCCCGTATTGGTTAACAAAGCCGATGAGTCTCCTCATGCCGTAGCGGGTATACAGCTACAAGACGAGTATGATCGTTTTAATGCCCTGTATATCCCAGAGGAGTCTCGTAAAGATGCAGAGCGCAACGGTGCAGTGCTTCGATGGGCGGCTCCTGATAAGGTCAGGCGTATGCTTGATCAAGGAGCAGTCATCGAGAATATGCCAAAAGGGTCGGACCTACGTGCGGTGCAAGGATCTACTGAAGATAATCGCATCCGCGCCAATGAGATGACACTATTGCGTATTCCAGCAGCATTAGCCGAGCGTAGACAAAAGCAGAAGCGCAGTCGCGTGGAACGCCAGTTGTCTGCTTCGCGGGAGTCGTATGAGCAGCAGCGTGAAGGCATAGAGAAGTTGGTCTATGACTCTATGAAAGCAAAGGGACATGATTCGCAAAAAGCAGGGCAAGTAGCTCGTGCTGTAGCAAATCGTGCTCAACGTGACCAGCAAGGTAATTTTACCATGGGTGATCCTGGCGCAAGGGAGGGTATAACGATCACTGACCAACGAGGGTCGCGCACCTTATAATGCGTAGTCTCGTTATTTAAAAGGAAAAGTATAATGGCAGCAGCTTCTCCAGCAAATGCTGACACGCCTCATGGCGCTACCGCCACGGGCATTATCTATGGGCTGAATGCTTATGCTGTTGATTCATCGAACAGCACGGCATTCTTTCGCGGTGACTTGGTTGCTATGGAAACGGACGGCAACGTGATCCCCTCTGCGGCTTCTAGCACGCACGTAGTTGGCGCAGTAGAGAGCGTTACCTCTATTAGCACGGCAGCTAAAACCCTCTTGGCGGCTAGCACGGCAGGAACGGTTTTGTGCCACTATCATCGTTCGCAGCAGTATTACATGCAGATTGATGACGGCACTCCTGCTGTTACCCACTATGGTGCTAACGCAGATATCTCTGTCACGAACCATACGGGTAACACGAACACGGGTATCTCTGGACAAGAGTTGGACGATGCTACGGTAAACACCACGGCGGGTCTGCTCATGCGTATTCACGGTCTACTTAATCGCTCGGATAACCTTATCGGTGACCACGCGGAATTGGTATGCACCATCAACGGACATTTTGAAACCGCTGGTACGGCGGGTATCTAAAGGAGATAAACAATGGCTAGTATTCATACCATTGGTAGCTTTCCTTTTTCAGCTACCCTGCGCGACATCGATTTGGTCATTTTCCATGAGTGGATGGAGCGTTCCGTTGTGGGCCGTGACATCTTCAATGTGCGCGAAAGCTCACAGTATCAGGAAGATACGCTGACCATTGGTGGTGTTGGCATTATGTCGCAGAAGCTGGAAGGACAGCCCATTGATTACGTTAGCAACAATGAAGGCTTCCGTAACACCTTCACGCACTTGGACTATGGTTCGGGTATGCGGGTAACGCGCAATATGTTGCGTGATGACCTGTATGCCACCATGGAGAAGCTCGCTGTTGAGTTGGCGCGCAGTGCGCGTGCTACTGAGGAGACGATCCTCGCCAATCACTTCAACAACGGCTTTAGCAACTCTTTCACGGGACCTGATGGCATCGAGTTGTTTGCCACCAATCACGTTCGTGAAGATGGAAGCACCTTTGCCAATGAGTTGTCCTCGGCGGCAGACCTTTCGCAGACCTCCCTTGAGCAGGCGCTGATTGACTTCAGTGACTTCCGTGATGGCGGTGGCAAGCGCGTGACTATTGAGCCGCGTACCTTGCTTGTGCCCAAGGAACTGCGTTTTGAGGCACATCGCCTCATTAAGTCTAACCTCGTGAGCGAGAACGACACCAATGCGTCGAACCCGCTGCAAGACATCATGGGCGTACAGGTATGGAACTACCTTACTGACCCTGATGCTTGGTTTATCCTTTCGGACAAGAGCGACCATCAGTTGTTGCTGTATGATCGTGAAGAGTTCTGGACGGACTACGAGTATGACTTCGATACCAAGGACTACAAGATCACGGGTATGTTTGCACAATCGAGTGGTTGGGCCGATCCTCGTGGTGTCTTCGGCAGCCCTGGTGTCTGACGTAACACGGGCATCTGCCCAAGATAGGTAGCAATCTCGCCACAGGCGTACAGGATGCCCTGTGGAGACTTACAGTGAGAGGGGGGAGTAGGCACACGCCCAAACCCCCGCTTACCTAAACTAAGAAAGTGAACAATGGCTAATTTGAGCTTCTCCCACGGTCAGTGGGTAAATAACGACAAGCCAGGTGGCGCGGTCTTTTTCGTAGGCGGCGGCACGGTGGCGTATAAAGGCATAGGCGCTTCGGACATCAACGATGGCCTAACGCCGCAGCAGCCCCTCTCCACGATCTCTGCCGCTCACACCAAGTGCGTAGCGGGTCGTGGTGATACTATTGTAGTCCTTCCTGGCTCTGTAACGATCACGGCGGCTATTGCCCTGACCAAGACTGATGTGACCTTGACGGGCTTTACCAGCGTCCCTGTGGGCGTTGAGGGGCCGTCTGAGATCGCCTGTGCTACGGACTCCGTAGAGATGATCGCCGTTGATGGCAATAACATCACGGTTGAGAACCTTGTTCTCACCAACACGGCCACTACCTCCGATACGTTTATGGTAGATGTCGCTGACACGACTGCTTCGGCGGGTGTGGTTATCCGCAATGTCTTCTTTAAGATGACGGGCGGTGCTGCTGCCCTGAACGGTTTGCGTCTTGGCGATGGCACGACTGTAGCCACCAACTGCTTGGTGGAGGGTTGCACCTTCTCGGATACAGACGATATCGCTATCACGGTGTCTGCCGCTTCGGATGAGAACACGCTGCGCGGTAACATCATCTATGATGGCGTTACGGCCAATGCCTCGCTGGACGCGATCTCTTGTGCGGGAGACGGTTGCTTGATTGAAAAGAACCAGATTCGCGTTGATGGCACTTCAGGCATTAGCTTGGTAGGTACGCTTAACCAACTGAACGACAACCGTATCTCGGTGACGGGCGCTAACACGATTGGTATTTTGTTGGCTGATGGCGCTACGGCGTTTGGTAATGGCAACGTGGTTACGGCGATTGCTGCTGGCAACCTCATCGATGCCACCACCGATGCTGACTCGCCCACGGTCTTTGCTGACACGGGTAACGTCCACGCGGCTGATCCTGCACTTGCCGCATTCATTGCACCCACAGTTGGCGGTAGTTAAACTATGGATAAAGCCACAGAAGAAGTGGCGTTGGTACTTAAGGCGCGTGGGCTTTCTGCAAAGGAGGCTCACGCACGCCTTAACGCTACTTATCGCCCCTGCACCTTATCAGAGATAGAAAGTCTCTTTACAGGTACGGTTAAGCCAAAAGCTAAGAAGAAGGTTGCTCCAAAAAAGTAGACGATTTGCCGCCATTATACAGCGCGCATTGAGCCGCTAAAGCGAAGAAAGGAAATCCGCTCATGGCAAACACTATTACCAAGACTACCCTCCACGACTCACGCCGCAGGGTCATTGCCAAAGTTGACATCACGGGCGATGCCTCTGGCGATGAGACAGCTACGCAAATTCTTGATATATCTACCCTTACTCCTACTCCGACAGAAGTCTCTGTGGTGCGCGTGCAGAGTTCATTGGGGGGTTTTAGCGGTTCTATCTTGTTTGATGGCACAGCCGATGTAATCATCTGTGCAATCCCAGATGGCAACATGGATCTTGACATGACCCGCTTTGGTGGCATACCAGACACCTCAACAGGCGCTAATAGCGACATCATGCTAACGACATTGGGTCTGGGCGCAAATGAACGAGGAACGATTATCATCGAAGCTGTGAAAAATGGCTTTATTTCTGGATCGTAAGTGGTTAATGAATCTATCATACGGCGCATTGATGAGCCAGTGCCAGAAGGAATGGATCATCTACCTTCTGTTTATCGTCGCGTATTGCCTCGACGTCATAGGGTATTAAGATGGGTCACTACGCTAATTTCAAGGCATACGAAGAGTCGCTGAATGGTACAAAAACTATATACTTCCCTTGGAACGCGTACAAGGTGATCTTAATGAATGACTCGTCATCCAAAGATCTAGTATTTGAGATTAGTGGTGAAAGAGGGACTCTCAGGCCCACCGAAACCTTTGCGGCCAGCGTGCGATTAAAAGGTATCACGTTAGTTGCAAACGAAGTTTCTTACAGGCTATGGATATATGGCTGATTCAATTTCTACCACAAGCACAGCAAATGCTGACCAAAGCGTTAGAGACAGCAATGTTGAAGAATACCTCAGAGATGTGATAAGAGAATTGAGAAAGATCAACGTGTATCTATCCAATATGAATGACTTTGTTGTGCAAAATGAAGATATAGAGGTTTAATAATGCCTGATATGATTAGAGATGGAAAAGGGCGAGGGTTTCTTGCTGAAGTAGACGAAAAAAATGATTTGCACGTACGTGCCATATCGGTAGAAGAGTCAATAGAAATTAACACGATAGGGAATGCGTATAACATTAATACAGGCGCGATAACGCTTACTAATGACGCAGAAACGCCTGTAATTTATCTAAAAAACAACGATACTAAAAATCTAATTATTACGGCTATTGCTGTTGGCTTAGGACCTACCAATGGCACAAGCTCTGACATTGCTCGTGTCACTGTAGTGCGTAATCCTACGACAGGCACTATTGTTGACAATAAAACGGCTGTAGCTATTAATTCCAATCGCAATTATGGGTTAAATAAGACGTTAAATGCTGATGTATACAAGGGAGCTACAGGGGCTACAATGACAAACGGCACTGACCACCTTTTGCTGTTTCAAGGGTTAAGCGGTAGACTCTTTTCCTCAATAGATGAGGTTATTCCATTTGGGTCAACCATAGGCGTAAAGATAGATCCACAAACTTCTTCTAATACATCGCTCTCCGTTTACGCGGCGCTTATCTGCTATTTAAAATAGCATAGGTAAAAGGAACGTATAACATGGCTTTAACAATTGAAGATGGCGGTGGCTCAGGTAAGTTAGCCAAAGTTGACGATGAAGGACAAATGCTTGTAGTCGCTGAGTCGCAAGAACTACAGCATCACGTAGCTAGGGTTGAGCAAAACGCCTATCAAGTTATTGGAGACTTTGCTAGCGTCAACAACAGCACGCACACAATCTTGCATATTAAGAACAATGATACAACTAAAAATTTGGCGGTCACTTTTGTTCGTTTGCAATTTTTAGATCAGGCGGGAGGCACAGCACTGCCAGCCGCTGCTACACGGTTTGAGCTTGGCTTTGGCCGCACTTTTTCCAGTGGAGGTACAGTGGTTACCCCCGTAAACACAACCGCTTTCTCTAATAAGGTGGCTTCTGTTACTTGCTATGACAATAACCCAACTATGGCAGGTACGTTTACAGAATTAGATCGATATTATGTAAAAGACGAGGGCGATAGTATTGTATACAACAAACAGGGTTCAATAATCTTGGGATTGAACGATACGTTTGAAGTGCGTATCGTCAGCGATCATACAAGCGGGTTAGCGTATGCTCGTGTTACCTTTATAATGATTTAATGGCTCAACCTATTGTCATAAAAGATGGAGGCAGAGGCACGCGGCATGGTGCTATAGTAACCTCGTTAGGTCAGTTGGTTACCTCGCCCGTCAGCTATGACCAAACTATATTTAAAGAGCTAGCCGAGCCAGATACGGCATACAATTTCTATCGCATTGTTGCTGGCAAGCAGTTTGTCATTACGGGCATCATAGCTAAGGCAGATAAGCAAGTATCTTCTACGGTAGATGCTATATTGGTGGTTTACGAGGCGGCAAGCGATTCGGACACCACGCCAAGTAAAGTGCTTTTTCAGACAGCCGTAGTCCAAGGAGATCAGTTGGTTTTATTGCCTCTTAATATTGTAGTTAACGAAGGGGTATATATTAACGCCAAAACCACGGACGATGATATCTACATGACTGTTATGGGATATTTTATAGATAGGATTACCTAATGGCAAAGACACTGGGTACCATAATTAATGAGGGATTAAAAGAGATAGGTGAGCCTGAGATTACTTCATTCACGGCGTTAAATATCCTTCAGCAACGGATGATAGAAGAAGCTAACGACACCGTAGAAGAGATTATGACCTACGGTGACTTCAGGTGGGCGCTTAAACATGTTAACATCTTAACGGCGGCTGATATAACTACGGATAAAGCGGCGGTCACCAACGGATCAGCTACGGTCACCTCTGTTACAAGTACTGCGGTGGATGCAGACTCTTTTACTGGCGCTACCACCGATATGTGGTTTAGGGTTACGGGCGATAATGTGTCTTATCCCATCGCCGCAGTAGACACCGACTCCTCGCCAGACACGCTTACGTTAGGTATCTCTGCTGCTACGGGATCACGCGTCTATGTAGGGACAACCAGCACAGCAGCAGGCTATCGCATATTTCAAGACACCTACGACCTATCGGTTACCACTGACATTGATGAGGTCAAGCATATTACATTTGGTGACGCAAGCTCATGGTCGCAAGGACTGACAGGCGTTACCCCGAATAACCAGATAGACTACGTTAACTTACAGACTATACTTAACGCTTCAGGCGGCGATTTGCATAGGAATACCAGTGGGCGTCCTCGCCTTGCTACCCTAATATCCAATGATGCGGACGAGAACAAACGTCTGTTGTTATGGCCTTTTCCCACCGAGCAGTATCTGGTAGATATATGGTATAAAGAGCTTATTGGCGAAAACACTACGTTTGGCACGAACCTCTTTGGCGGTGATGCGCCTGGCATTGCCTATCAGGCCGTTTCGCATCGAGTCAAGGTTGCTGCCTGTGTCTACGATGAAGACTACGATAGGGCATCACTGTATGAGCAACGCTACCAAGCGGCTATTGGCCATCTGATGCGCCGCGAGAACCGTCAAGAGATTGACGCGGGTTTCTCTATTAACACCTACCGCAGAGATTATGGCGTTACTATGCCTACGCGGAGTGGTTTGTGGTTTGACTCCAAAGGAGCCGTTCGGTAATGAGCCGCTGGCAATATGATATGCACTATCAGATAGGGCATGGCATTGATAGGAGGCTCAATCAGTCCAACCCTGAGTTTGACTCACAGGCCCTGTGGGAGATGCTCAATATAGTGTATACTAAAGACACCTCAGAGCCTGAGAAGATGAGAGGTGCTACGCAGATTGGAACGACTACGTTAGGCAATGCACGCGTTACGGGCCTCTTTGATTACGATGAAGGGTTGCGGCTGATAGGCACCGCTGCGGATGGTAAGATATATGAGTCTACAGGGACCGACTTCTCTCAATCGACAGGCGGCACGGGCTTCAATACAGGGGCCGATGCGCGTTGGTTTGGTGGTATGTTTTACGGTGCTACTACGGCGGCTAACTTACTCTTGCTCTCTAACGGCGTAGACGCACCGCAGAAGTATACTAGCGGAGCGGGTGTCTCTGCTTTGGGTGGATCACCCCCCGCCACGGGTAAGTATGGCATCAGTTGGGGGGGCAGGTGGTGGTTAGCAACGGGCGATACCCTATTTTATTCTAAGGTCAACGATGCGGAGGTGTGGGCCGCTCCTGATGGGGGGTCCATACAAATAGACCGAGGCTCTGGCGATATAACGGGCTTATCGGTGTTTATGGGTAACTTAATGATCTTTAAGCGGCGTAAGATCTTACGACTGCTTCCCTCTACTAACCTAGCCTCTACAGCGGTTAGGGAGGTGTCCTCGCGTATTGGCACTATGTCGCATGGGACTATAGCTGAAGCGCGCGGCGGCATCTGTATGTTTGCGTCAGACAACGGTATTGGGGGTATCTTTGCTACGTCATCTACGGGTGGCTTCTATGTTGATAACATCTCCGATGCCATTAAGCCTATCTTAGACCGCAGGAACCTACCTACCCAATCTACGGCGTGGTCGATATATAATGAAGCACGGGACGAGTATTGGTATCAATATGGCACGACAGGCTCAACGCCTTCAGAGGGCGTCATCTGCAACACGGGCTTAGGCCGCAATAGGCTGCGATACACGCGGCACAATAGAGCAAACATATTGTGTGGGACCATATGGCGTAAATCGGGCGAAGATGTGCAAGTGGTGGGCACAACGACAGGTAAGGTGCTACAGATGCACTCAGGTGATGCGTGGGACAACACCAATTACACAGGGCGCATTGTCACGCCAAGTCACACGCAAGGTCGCTTAGGTTGGATGAAACGATATAATCGCGTCTTTGCTGATTTTCTCACTAACGGCTCGTATCCCTTGACATTAAAGATATCTTTGGGGCGCAAAGACCTGCCTGGCCTGGGTGGTGAGACGCTAACATCAACGGCTGGAGGCGTTAGCGATGGATGGGGCGTGGGTGAATGGGGTGCTGCTTTATTTGGTGGAGCAGAGCAACGCGGAGCGCATTTTCGTTTGACTAAAGCAAATCGGGGATATTATTGTAGGTTAACCTTTGAGACTACGGGCGCTAATCAGTGGTTTAAGGTTAATGGATACCACTTGGAACATAGGTTACGTGCAGAACAACCTGTTGCATAGGAGAGTATAGCAATGCCAAATAATGATTTTAGAGATACACCTTCGCAGGGTGCTGGCGCGCAAAGGCCCCCCACACGAATGCCTGACCGAGCTTATTACCCTAGCCACATGGAAATACCGCCTAACTTAGAAATGGCGATGAGGCAAGGGTCCAATGCTATGATTGGTGGTATTCCACATTGGATGGATGACGCAGGGCAGGTATTTACTTATTGGAATAATATCCCTGATAGATCGGAGGATATGTATGCTTCTGATCCATATTATGGGTCAGGATGGACTGTAAGTAGTGACTATGGAGGTAATAACTATCAATCATACCCTTCGTCTTTGCAGGGAAGAAGTGTTTATCAAGATATAAATGAGTGGAATCGTCGCAGGAGAGGTGGTAGTAATGGCTGAATACGTAGATGATCCACCAGCACCTGAAGAATCGGATGATGGATTAGGACTACCTGAAGAGTGGGAAGGTAAAGATTGGGATAACGCCATGAAGCTGTTGGCGCGTGAAGCTGTTAATAATGCGCGCTTTCAGAATGCGGTGATGAAGTGGCGTATGGAGAATGAATCACGATACCTGCCCTCTCTCTTGGGTGGCGCGCATCAATTCATGACGCAAGAGGCCAATCGTCCTGAGACTATGTTTGTCTCTCCTATGTTTCAACCGCAGCATACTAATAGGCAGAGGACTTCTTTTGACCCCCTCTCTGACTTTGTAAGTTTTGAAGCTCCTGAGATATTAGACCCTGAGGGAAAGGGGCCTCCTCCTCCTCCTCCTCCTCCCGTTGGTCCATGGGTTCCTCCTCCTGGCTATATGGTCGGACCTGTTATGAAAAGTCCTCCTACTGTAGACGATGAGAGAGACTTTACCTTTGATGCGGATGCATGGAAATCTGTTGGACAATTACCCCCACAGAAGACAGATGATGAGAGGGATATATCCGCCCTGATGATGGGCACACAAGGTCAGTTGCCCTATGGGGTGACTAGCACAGATGATGAGAGGGACTTTATTTTTGATGCAGATGCATGGCGATCTGTTGGACAATTACCCCCACAGAAGACAGATGAAGATAGGGATATAGCCGCTCTAATGATGGGTACACAGGGTCAGTTGCCCTATGGGGCGACTAGCACAGATAATGAGTTAGACATAGCCGCCTTGATGATGGGCACACAGGGTCAGCTTCCCTATGGCGCGACTAGCACAGATAACGATGTAGATTTAGCTGCCCTTATGGCAGGAACTCAAGGGCAGTTGCCTTATGGCGCGACTAGCACAGATAATGAGTTAGATCTAGCCGCATTAATGGGAGCTACGCAAGGGCAGTTGCCTTATGGCGCAGTGGCCACCGAAGAGCCAATTGATCCCCAAGCGATGATGATGGGTACACAGGGTGCTTTGCCTTATCTCAATCGTCCAGAACAGGAGATGACCTTCGATGCAGATCTATGGCGTAATATGGACCCCTCTACCTTTAGTAGAGAGAATACATACGATAGATCGCCTTTAAGTGAAAGAGATGCGGCATTGGCGGCATATGAACTATTAGAGCGACCTGATACAAGCGTTTATGCTCGTGAAGCGGCTTTTGACCCCCGCGATGCATTTGCGGCATATGGTCAGATGGAGCGGGATGCAGCACCTCCCCCTTCGCTCTCCGCATATGAACGAGAGGCGACAATGGGGCCAGGGATGGCGGCAGAGGCATACACATTGCCTAATATGCAGATGGGCGCTGTAGCGGGTGGAGGTAGTGCTGGTGGCGCAGGTGCTGGAGGAGGTGGCGGTGCTGGCAATCAAGAGCGCGTGAGTCCAGTAGAGGGCATAGAGCGGTTTGTTAATGAGAACCCACAGCTTATGGGTCAGGCAAACCTTATCCCCGCTTCGTTACGCGACTATATTACTACCAATACAGGTGTAGACGCCAGAGGCATGACCGCTGTGCAATTTGACGATTGGATGAATGGCCGCGATGTGATAGTGCAGGGAGAGGTGATCCCCTCTAACCCGCGCATAGTGGATGCTATCAGAAAATCTGAGGGTGCAGAGAACTTCCTCGCTGTCTTATCCACATGGGCTGAACGGCATAGAGAAGATGAGTTTCAGAGGCGTGGTGGGACGGTAGGATTTCAGGGTCAGGCTGGCGGTTTTCCTAAGATCGATTTGGGCATATTAAGTGGATATGTAACAGGGGAAGCACTGCCTCCCATCACACAAGCTGACATTGATGAGGCCAATGTTTCAAGTGAGCCTATTAGAAAGATAAAGTAATGGTAGGCTTTGCCGAGTCTGCAATTTGGCTTGAGTCCTCAAGAGGTTGCAGCGCTGATGACCAACATGCAAGCGCCTGTAGGTCGATCATTTTTAGGCGGGAAACGTGTTTACTGTAAATTTTGCTGACCTTGGTGGGTCTTTTCGGGATAGCAAAGAAGACTTAAACCGTAGATATGAGTATTATTATGGTGATCCGTTAGATGATGAGTCTTTAACAACCCTATATGGTGGTGGAAGAATAAATGTATCATTTGTACCTAGTGGGGAACAGATAAAAGTATTTAACGGCACCAATAACTTTACCGCCAATGATGACAATACTGGAGGAAGTGACATGAGCGAAGTAACGGATACATGGACGAACTTTCTAACTAATAATAACACGGGAGAGAATGGCGTAGGATATAGTGGGGCAGGATTTAATCCTACTTTTGGTCAATATAACGCTGATCGCGGCGGCAATGTATTGATGCCCACACAGCAGACAGCCTATAGCCCTACTAACACGGGCGCCGTCAACTCGTCTGTAACGCAAACCAGTCAAACGGCTTATTCGCCTTATTCTATGGGCCAAACGGGATTTGCGCCCACTTCCAATCCATATACGCCACAAAATCAAACACAATTTAACCCTTACGCTCCCAATGCAGCGTTGGCAGGACTACAGCAAGCACCTACGCAAGCAATGCCAAGTGCATCACCTACTTCAAATGCGAACCTGACTGCACTTGCCAGTACGCCTACAGCAGGGGTTTATAATACGCAACCTACGCAAAATGCCATGGATGCGTATTTTAGTGGTCAGCAGACCTTGCCGCAGTTGCAAGCGCTTATGGATGAGATGGAGCGCAAGCAGGGGCTGGAAACGTCCATGCAAGAAGAGCAGATGACTAATAGAGGATTGGGCAACTCCAGCCTCATGGATCAGGCCAGAGCAGACCTCGGATCGCGTCAGCGCAATGAGCTAATGAACCTCGCTACGCAAGCGACGATGCAGCTATTGCCTATGCAGGTGGGCCTCTCAGAGCAGATGCGTCAGGGGGACATGGCGCAGCGGAGCCAGCAAGTGCAAGAGCTATTTGGTGCTCTTGGTCTTCAAGATCAGTTGGGTGGCTCCCAATTTGGGAGGGAGTTAGCCACGCGCCAGCAAGGGTTTAATGAGCTTATGGGGGCTATGGGGCTAGAGGAGCAGTTAGAGCAGGGCGAATTTGGGCGCAATGCAGCTATAGCGCAGTTAAGAGAGAACCTCATGCAGGGGCAGTTTGGCCGCGAAGCAACACAGGCACAACTGTTGGATCAGTTTAAGCAATCACAGTTTGGTAGGGATTTGAGCAGCACGCAACTGCAAGATGCTCTCAAGCAAAGTCAGTTTGGCAGGCAGTTACAACAGACGCAGCTTAATGACCAACTGCGCCAGAGTGGGTTTGCGAGAGAGGCGGCGGCAGCACAGCTACAGGATGCCCTCACACAAAGTCAATTTGATCGTCAGCGTGCTGGATACGGTCAGCAATTTGATGAGTTTGCGCGCATGGCTGACCTGTATAACCAGAATCGTCAGATCGATTACAACCAACGTCTAGGTGGCTTTAATGCATTCTCTCAGGCGCTTGGGCGCTTGAGTCCTGCGGCCGTAAATCCAGGCCAAGCACCTGGCCCTGAACCATGGGAGTCGGGCCTAAATGCACTCTTGACCTACCTTGGGGGTAAATAGTAGCATATGAACTTTTTTAAACAATTAGCGCGTGGCGCGGAGCGGGGTGTTCCTGCGTATCTAGCGGGACAGAAAGCAAAGCAAGAGCGCGAGGATCGATTAGCGCGTGAGAAAGAGGCGCGGGATC